CAAATCCTGGTTCACACGCGATCCGATGGTGGTCTCCCCGCCTGCGAGTCCCGTGACTTGGAAGCATCGCAGTCTAACTGAAGCTGGATTTTGCCCTTCTTGGGATAAAAATTACTTGCCAGATGATTTCTCTATAGCCCAGGAAAAAGATATTGTGCACCGCAAGCGTGTCAAGTCTGGAGAGGAAGCCTGTATCTGCCATCCGCAGGAATACATGGATGCTATCCAACGGCGTAAATATAGAAAACTCTGGAACTGGCTCAAATCGCTGTTCCGTCCCGCTCCGCCTGCGGCGGAATCTAGGCCGACTGGTCAGGCGCTTGAGTGGAGCGAAGAGGCTGGCAGTTGGGTCTTGCCGAAAGGCGTGCGCTCCAGGACGAATCCTCCGGTGAAGTGCCCAAGATGCCGTGAGCGGACGACTGGGAAGCTATTCCAAGTGGGATCGGTGCGCTTGTGCGAGGGCTGCGCAAAAAGTCCCTTGCTCGTGAGCGCCGCCAAGCGAGCAGGCTGGAAGATCAGGATGGTGCGGACATGAACGGAGAAGGCCAAGAAGTTCAACCGATGGTCGGGAAGGTTTCCTTGCAATCCAAGATTGCTGAACTGGAATCTCGCATCGCGGCGCTTGAGAAAGGGCGCACAACACGCACGGTTACTGAGACTGTCACCACTGTCCGCGCCAGCGGAGCGTTTGGAGAGCATTGGGACAAAATGTGGAATGAGTTCCACCTTATGATGGGCGAGATGTTCAAGTGAGCGCATCCCGCTTCAAGCGTCCCCGCAAGCAAAAGGTGAAGGATATTGGCTGGAATATATTTCCTGCTAGACTTTGCTTCGACGGAAAGATGCTGATTTGCGCGGGACGTGTTTGGCTCGACGCTACGCCAAGATTGATGCGTGCGTTGGAACGGCAGAGCAAACGGAGACGAAAATGATTGAAAATTCTTATGTGACGATTGACAGCGACGGTTCGAGAGTGACTGTGGAATTTTGGGAAGACGGCGAAGTACGTGAAGGGCCAGCTACCTTTCCAGCCAGATATGCTTCTTTTGCGGCCATCATTCAGTACGCCGAAACGCAACTCAATACGCACCGCCTCGGAATATCCGAACGCGTCGAGATTCAAGGATTACTTGGGTCGCCTTGGCCGCACAAGAAACTTCGCTACGAGTGGTCGGCGTTATCCCAATGAGTGCCAGCAGCTTCAAGCGTCCCCGCAACTGGAAGATGGCTCGGCCAGCGAATCCAGAGCCGCCAAGAGCTACTCGCCAGCTTCGCAGACAGTTTCTCCGCATCAAGTCCTGGGCCGATTGGAAGTGCTATGCTGACCGCGCGCCGCGCGACGACAGCGGAGTGATGCCGCGCAGAACGCGAAGAAGCATCGCCAGAGAGATTGCGCGTAAAGCAGGAAAGATGCTGGAGACCAAGCCATGAAACCCGCGATAGAAATCATTCACTGGCCCGGCAAGGATACGCCCGCCTGCGAGGAGCACGCCGCAAAACTCAAGTCACTCGGACAATTCATGGGCTTCGCGGTTAGCTCGACGCCATGCTTAACAGCCGAAGTTTGTGCGAACTGCGAGAATGAAGAGAAGAAAGAACTTGAGCGGCTAGCTGCGCTATAATCCCCTCCGTGCCTGCCGCTGTCCAAACCGACAAGGTCGCTGTTCCAGCCGTCTACATCGACAAGTCCTGCTACGACGTAAGCAACTGGCCGAAGCAGGTCCAGTTTCACAACTCCGCAGCAAAGTACCGCCTCCAAGTCGGAGGTTATGGTTCAGGCAAGTCGCGCCCCTTGCTCTGGGAAGCGATCATGCACTGCATCGAGTACCCCGGCTCAAACAGTCTGCTTTTGCGAAAAACGATCCCTGACCTGAAGCGGACAATTATCGACAAATTTCTATCCGACGTGCCGAAACGCCTCTACCAGTTTTATAACCAGACGGACCACATAGTTTACTTTCATCCCCATCCGGTAACAGGGAAACAGTCAAAACTCTATCTGTCTGCTTGCGAGCGCGATGAGGATGTCGGCAAGTTTCTCTCTACCGAATACGTCTACATCGGATTCGAGGAGCTAGGAGAATTTTCTTTCGCTGTGTGGGACGCACTAACAGGAAGAAATCGCTGCCCAATTCCAGGTTCTCGCTCCTGCATGGCCGCTGCGACAAACCCCACTGGAGTCGGATGGGGTTGGATCAAGAAGCTCTGGATTCAGAAAAAGCCTTTCGTCGGAATGGACCCAACGAAATACGACCCCAACGACTACGAATATATTCACTCAACGGTAGACGACAATCCGATTTACTCGAAAGACGCTGAATACATCAAGACGCTCGAGACCGGACCTGCGCGCGATGTCCGCCGCTGGGGCAAGATGGATGGCGTCACCGGAAACTATTTCGACAACTGGGACGAGACGCGCCACAAGCGCCCCTCTTCGGAATTTGCCTTCGAGAAGTGGCAACCCATCTGGATTGGCTGGGACTACGGCTTCAGCCACTACGCCTGCATCACATTTATGACCAAGGCCATCAAGAGACGCGCCCCCGTGCTGCCAAGAATGGTGAACGTAGTCCTCGGTGAACTTGTCCTGCAGGAAAATACTCCAAGAGAACAGGCCGAAGCAATCTTGCTCTGCCTGAAAGAAGAGGATCGCCCGCGTGTCGATAGCGTGCATTTCAGTTGGGAACGCTTCATGCGGACAACGTCGAACTTCACCGTTGCCGATGAAGTCGGAGAAATTCTTTCCGCCGGCGGATTGCCAAAACCCACGCCATCGAATAAGGACAGGGTGGCGGGGTGGATGAAGTGCTATTCGCTGCTGGACACCGACGAGGTTTATTTACTCGAAGATACGACGCTTTCTCTTCCCGCTACGGCGCCAGCGGTGCTTGCCGAGGCGATTCCGGCACTCAACCGCAACCCAAAAAATCTTGAGGATGTGCTCAAGCCTCCAGGGATCTCGCTTCAGGATGACATTGGCGACGCTTGGCGGTATGCTATCGCCGGAACGCTGCTAGATGAAGAGGACAAACCGGCAGACGTAAAACTGAGAGAGAAACTTGCGGCGATCCCGGACCCAATGGCACGCCACATGGAAGCGATGCGCAACTACTACGCGGAAAAGAAAAAGGCCGACCAATCGGGAATCAGGTCCATGCCGACTTGGATGAAGAACGCGAAATGAGCAAAGCAAAGTGTCAAAACAGCGTAGGAGTTCGTTTTCGACGCCATAGGTGGGATAGCGCAACGAAAACGTGTAAGCGGTGCCAGAAAAAACGCAATCCAGCAGAGACACGGTACCTAAAATGAAATCCAGAGTCATCTCGCACCGCACCATCAATTATGCTGTGGCCGAGGAAGTAGCTTTCCACTTGATGTGCGAGACGCGACTCAAAGCCCTGTGGATGTATCCGCTTGATTCGCATTCTCCGAACGGAAACTGGGTCGTGTTCATTATTCCCGACGAGGCGGCACAAGCATGAGCGAAGAACGCAAAGCAGCACTGAAGGAACTGGAGCATCCTGATCCGCTCGCGCGGATTTTCGCGTGCATGTGGCTGCTTAAGGATGCCATTGACACAGCCAAAATGAATAGTCCGTTAGTCGGATGGTATTCTTACCCATACGGGAATCACTGTGAACCTCTCCCTTATTGAGCACGACCTGACAAGTTTCTGCCTGACCGGGGAGTACGCTGCGCTGGCGCGCAAAGTGTACGGCAGAAATGGATGTTTGAGTGCGAAGCAGATTCGCCAGCGAGCGAGAAAAGAATGGTGGGCAAGGATGAAAAAGAAATGGAACTTCCGAACGACATAAGCGCACGAATCACGAACGCAGCGAGCATCATCATCGCTGGACTGAAGGGAGAGCACGCCACAGACAAAGACCTCGACTGGGCGGAAGACCAGATTATTGACTTCCTCAAGGAACTTCTCGACTATGAGCGCAAGCACGCCGGAGAACTAGATAACCTGAAACTCTCTAAACTCGACATGCGATTCCTGGAGTCGCTCAAGATTGCGGTGGGATAAAAGGAGGAAAATCTGGTGCCAATCAACGAAGAAACGGCAGAACTCCAGGAATTGTTATCGCAACCAACGCCATCTCTGACTCGGACTCGTAGTGGGAAAGAACAGGTAGGCGAAGTTCCCTCATCTACCAAACCGCAATCCGAGGCGGATTACGTGCAATGGGTTGTTCTTCCGAACGGGAGATTTGCTGCTGCGGGAGCAAGCGCCGGAGAGTTGCCTGTCGGAGCCTACGTGATTCAGCAAACCCCAGACGGAATTTTCTTCGAGAGCAAAACACTTCTCACCGATACTCTGATAGACCTCGGCAATTCCAATTCGTTGCGCGTGATTGAGGGGATAAAACTTTTCTGGAAGCGCCGCCAGCGCTTTTTGCAGCGCGGTATTCTTTATAAGCGCGGAATCCTGATGTGGGGGCCTCCGGGATCGGGAAAGACGGCGACGTTGGCTCTGCTCGTTGAAGACCTTATCCGTCAAGGTGGAATTGTCCTACTTGTCCAACATCCAGCACTGGCCGTACAGGGATTACGACAGTTGCGAAAGATTGAGCCGACACGACCGCTGATCGTTGTTCTTGAGGATGTGGAAGAGATAATTTCATCTTTCGGGGAGCATGACCTTTTGGCGTTGCTCGATGGCGAACACCAGACTGACAACGTGGTGAACATCGCCACGACAAATTATCCCGAGCAGTTGGGAGCAAGAATCATCAATCGCCCAAGCCGCTTCGATGAAGTGGTGAAAATCGGGATGCCAAGCGCAGAGATGCGCGAAGCGTACCTGCGTCATGTTCTGCGAACGGAACGCGAAGAATACCCCATCGAATTGTGGGTTGAAGACACGGAAGGAATGTCCATTGCCCATCTCAAAGAATTGGTGGTGGCAGTTACCTGCTTAGAGCAGCCATTTGAAGAAGTCATTTCTCGGCTAAAGACGATGAAAACGACTCCGCGCTCAAGCATGTACGAGGGAGCTATCGGATTCGCACATCCTTCAAATGGCGGTCTTGCACAAGCAGCTAAAGTATCACGATGAACTGGCGCGACATTCTCGCATCCCGCCACACTCTTTTCCTTGAAGGGGAACTCTCCTGCCTAAAGAAGCGCCACGAAATAGAACTCCAAAGGGCACTCGACGAGATTTCTCGCTTGCAGCAGGAAGTAACTGCGCTTAGACTCAGCCGAGGTGAAGTTGGCACGCTTCCTGAGAAGGAAGAAGCAAGACAGCCAGTTGACCCTGACGCGCCGCCGATTTTCACCGGACCGCCATGGGAAAGAATCCTCAGGCGCGAAGAGTGGATGGAAAGTCCAGCGGGGAAACGGTGGGCCTTGAAATTATTGAACGACGCCAAAATCGGGGAGACTGAAAAAGCAAAGGAGAATTAATCATGCCGACCGCGAAAGACGGCAGCAAACACCATAGTTTTGGGAGAGCAGCGCTCCACGACGAAATGACCAAGACAGGCCCTTCTCGCGCTGGAGAACCGCCTGCTACCAGCGAGGCTGCTGGCAGCACGATGGCTGAAGCGCATCCACCAGACAGTTCAGAAAATATCCACGATGTAGTGGCGCAGCACGGACCCGCTCACACAATCCACACGCACCATGACCATGAGGCGGGACATCATCATGTAACGAGCTACCACGGTGAGCATAAGCCGGGGCACGCTGCTGGCGATGGCTTCACGCATCACTCGACGCACTCAAGCCATCACGAAGCGCATAAACAGCACGGCCACGCTCTCGGGATCGGCTCGGAGCACGAACAATCCGAATCACCTGAATTTGAGTCTGCTGAGCGTGAGGGCGCTGAAGAAGCCGCGAACATTCCTGGGATGAAGTAGTCGTGCCTGCCGCTGAGATAATGCCGAAGTTTCGAGCGCATGAGTTGCACTCTGGCGGCAGTGGAAAGATCGTGAAAAAGAAGTCTCAGGCAAAAGCGATTCTCTTGATTTACTTACGGAAAGAAGGGCGCATTCCAGAGCGCAGTTCACGCATGGCGCATCATTTCGCGGCAGCGAAGCGTTAGAAAGGAAACTCTCATGGCAAATCCACTTTACGTTGCTCAGTGCGGAAGAATTAACGGAAGAACTTGGATGCGCATAGACGGCCACGGATTTCTCACCAGTGATGCTGCGAAAACAATCGTGGTCATCGGAGTAGCAGAGCGGACCATGAACGGGACGTTCAAGATTTCCAAGGTTATCCCTCCAGACCATCTCGAATATCCGCAGCCTGGGCTGCATGATGTTCAGCCCATCTCTGGCGGGGCAGTGTCAGTCACCTAAGGCTATGAATGGAACAGGTCAAGTATCCCGCCAACCATCTGCTCGGAATGAGAGTGCCGCACGGCGGGTCGAATTGCGCGAAGTGCGAATATGTCAGCGAAGACGGGAAGAAATGCTCGGAGCCAGTCTTCATCAAATGGAATCACAACTCTAATGTCCTTCCGGCTCCAGCAGAGGATTATTGCTGTGACGAGTTCGAGCCAGCCGAAGGAACGATGAAGCGCATGGCGAGCGCGTTCAAGAAGGAGTAAGGCTGTGGCAACAAATAGATGGATGGGAAAAGTGGCCTCTGGAATCAAAAAGCGTGGCACGGAAGGCGTGTTTTCTGGCGCCGCGCATCGTGCAGGAAAAAGCACTGCTGAATTTGCAAGCGAACATCTCCACGACAAAGGGAAACTGGGCAAGAGAGCCAGACTTGCGAAAGCATTCGCGTCAGCGAAGCATTAAGAAAATCGGGTAAGCAAGCAGGAGATGATTGGCGACCGCAGTTCAAGACTTCACGGGGAATCCCACCGAAAAAGCGACTTATGAACTAGGTGTCCTTGCAGGCGTAGAGTATTCCAAAGAGCCGAACGCAACCCTCACCGAAGACGAAAAAGCGGCAATCAAGACGCTGTGCGCTGACGCGGCTAGACGCGACTATCCAGCACGATTGCTTGAAGTTATCCAAGCCTGGGAAGCAGCACTTTTCTTCCGCGGGTTCCAATTCCTTTTGCCGCAAAAGGGAGGCGGCTGGAAGATTCCAGGAGAATCAACTGGTTATGGGCCTTCGATGCAGATGGATTTGTCGCTTCTCCCGACAAACATCTATTCCGCGAACGCTCAGATCATTATTTCGACTTTGACGCGCGCCGTACCGAACGTCCGCTTCGGGCCGCAAGAGGCCAACAACGCCGCGCAGATCACGGCCGCTGAATCCGCTTACAAATTCATCAAGGTCATTGAGCGAAACAACGACCTGATGATGACTCAGACGGACGCATCTCGTTACCTATGGACAGATGGACGATTTTGCTACTACACGCGATTTATGAAGGATGGGCCACGCTTCGGATGGGAGGAGGACGACCAGCCAGATGACATCATTCCAGAAAATGAACCGCCAGAGGCGGGAACTAGTGGAACGCAGGTTGGCATTTCGAGCGTTCCTGAAGCAACTGGACAAGCAACCGAGAACCCGACAGCCGAACTGCCGGCAGAAACAGAAGCAACCGCTGTTCCTGAAACTAGCGGAACAGGAGTTCCTGAGGAACCTAAAAAGCGCACGCCACGCGGCCAAGAAGTAAGAACAGCGCACGGAAAACTAGAAATTAAACTCGTTCCAATGATGGCCAACACACTTGATGAGTGCGATGTGCTCCAATTCGAGATCGAAGTCGATGAATCAAGAGCCAAGGGCATGTTCCCTGAACTCGCCGATGAAATAAAAGCTGGCCAAACAGGTTTGACTGAGGGCCAGATCGCGAGACTCGCCAGACTGAACGTGAAACTGGGGATGCAATCGACCTACATAACGTCAGACTCTGTGGCCAAGGATGTAACCATTCAGCGGTCATGGTTCAAGCGCTCCGCGCTCATGGCGGTAAAGGACGAACAGGTCAGGGACAGCCTGATTGCGAAGTTCCCCGATGGAATGGTCTGCTGCTACGCCGGCGAGACATTCTGCTACGCAAGAAACGAAGGCATGGACGATTGCTGGGCACTCGGGAACGCTTTTTCCGGCGACGGGCAAAACAGAAACGCTCTCGGAACGAGCCTTTTGCCGATTCAAAAGCGAATCAACAACTGGCTCGACTTGATGAACGACTATTTCATCCGCACAGTGCCGAAAAAGTGGCTGGACAGCAAAGCGTTCGCCGTGGATGCCATCAAGGCGCAGACAAACGTCCCTGGAGACATCGGATCGTTCAAAAGGCAGCCTGGAGTTCCATTCAACGAGCTCATGGGAGTTGAACCTTCGCCGACACACAACCCATCCTTGCCAGATTTCGTTAAAGAGTACATCGGGCCGATCTCGCAACTCATCGGAGGCGCTTATCCTGCTCTTTCGGGAGGGGATACAGGATCAAACGACACCAAGGGTGGAATTATCACACAGCGGAATCAGGCCCTTGGACGTTTAGGCCAGACTTGGCACTCGATTCAGAACGCTGAAGCCACGGCAATGAGGCAGGCCGTTCGATGGGGCGCGAAATGCCGGGACAAGAGCATCAATGAACGGATCCCTGGTGGAGAAGCCATCCAACTTGAGATCAACAACCTCAAAGCGAACATTTTGTGCTATCCCGAGGCCGATGACAGCTTCCCTGAGAGCCACATCGACAAGCAGAATAGGTTAACGCAATTTATTCAGGAATCAGCAAAGAATCCCATGATGCAGGAAGTATTTTTCAACGCTGCGAACTTGGAATTTCTCCAAAGTGTGCTCGCCTTGACCGATTTGCAGATTCCGCAGGTCATCTCGCGCAACAAGCAGCTTGCAGAGATAGAATTGTTGCTCAAGGGCGAGCCAGTATTGAATCCGAAGATCGAGCAAGCCAAGGAACAGGCCGCGAAGCTCATGAGCATGGGCGTGGACGCTGCGCACTTCGATCAGGCGCAAGTGGAAGCGGAACAGTTGCCACAAGAAGTCTCTTCTGTGCCAATCGACCCCGAGAACGACGATGATGAGACGGAAGCGGCGACTTGCTGGCTCTGGATTAACCTGCCAGAAGGCAGAAAAGCAAAAAGGACGCAGCCAGAGGGATTCAGAAATATCAGTTTGCATCGTCAGGAGCATCTTGCGAACGCAGCGAAGAAAGCGGGCGTGGGCCAGCCAAAGAAACCGCCGAGCGTCTCCATCAATTACAAGGATGTGGCTGATCCCGCTGCTCAAGCGCAAATTTTGGCCGAAGCTAGTGTAAAATCCAGCCCAGAGAAGCAGCCAGCGGCAATGCCGAAACTTGTGAAGCCAGCGCCAGAGAACACACCGGAGAATCATCCGGCAAACGCGCCGCATCTTTTGAGGAACAAGCCAGAAGCAGGGAGTCAGGTACAATGAGTTTGGCCGAGAAAAGCGGAGCAGCAAGTGAGGTGAACCATGAGGTGCGATTGCGTGAACTGCATTCGACTTGGGCCTGGGCCAGATTATCCCTATAGCGCTGAAGAACGCGAAAGGATGGTTCAGGAATTTGTCGAAGCAGCAGAGAAGAAGTTCAAGGAGGAAGCGATGGGGCAGTTCAGAGTAGAAGTAACTGCGGTAGGCGGCCACGGCTGCCAGAGACAAGTAAAAGACGGCGAGCAGTTGCAGCAATTTTGCGGCAATCCGTCGTGTCCTGATTGCGTTGCGAGAGAATTTGTACGCTCTCTGAAACGCACCGGGGTAATGCTCGAAAAGGCCGTATTGATTCACTGGCCGGGGACATCCACTGAGGTTTCGGATGACCTGATTAGTTTCAAACGTACAGGCAGTTTCTAGGTCGTAAAAGGTTGCCGCTCAACCTTCGGCCAAAGTTTTTCGGGTGAGGCATCGGGTAGCCTCCTAAATCGGGAGAACAAAACATGCCAGAGGAAATCGGGACAATCGCCGCAACAGAAACGCCAGAAGTGCCCAGTACCCCGGAAACTCCGGTTACACCAGAGGTGCCGGAAGTACCAGAAACGCCAGCCACGCCGGAAACACCTGAGACCCCTGAAACACCGGAAACTCCTGATAAAGAACCTGTCATTGAAACCGACGGGCGCAAGATTGAGGCTGCTGCGCGCCAAGCCCTCGCTGATCTAAAGAAAACCAATCCCACGGCCGCAAAAGTCTTCAAGGATGCCTATTTCGGCAACCAGGCGGTCATCAAAGAGGTGCCTGACGCGAAAACGACCGGGGATGTCATCAAAGCCATCCGCGGTATGACCGCGACGCTTGACGCAGTGGGCGGAGACGCGGGGATTGCCGAACTCCAGACCGAAGTAACGGATTACCGCAATGAAATCAAGCAGTTCGCGGAAGGCGATCCTGCATTGCTGAACACCCTTTACGAAGCGAACCCCGGAGCGCTTGTGAAATCGGGCCAGAACCTGCTCGAACTGCTCGCAACAAAAGACGCCAAACTCCTTGACGACGCGATACTTCCAACGATGTCCAAGCGCTTCGAGTCCGCACGGCTGTACGACAGCGTAGTCGAGCTCTCTGAACTCATCAAGGAAGGGAAAGGGCAGGAAGCGTTTGACCTCACTGGAAAAATCGGCAAGTGGCTAGGCAGCGTAAGAGACGCAGCGAAAAGACTTAGTGAGGGCAGGGCCGCTCCAAAAGATGCGGAAGCGGAACGCAACGCAGCGCGCGCAAAGGAATTGGACGA